CTTTAACTTCAACTTTTTCTTTAACATCTTTTAAGTCTGTTATGACCTGTTCAAAATCTGTTCCGGATATAATATTTTCAAGATCCTCTCTTATGCCTTCACCAGCAACTATAGATGTGTCTAGGTCGTTCTTGACTGTGGCGGCTGCTGATATACTATCGTCTAAGTCGGCTTTTAGTGTGTTACCGTTTTGTATTGCTTGGTTTAATTCGCTTTCTAGGTCACTTATTTCGTCTAGCCTTTCCTCAATGGCCGGTACTGCCTCGACTACTCCCTCAACGCTATTAATTAAATTTTGCAACACCGGGAATTCATTTGTTGACTCTACAGTTTTGTCGTTTAATAATGATTCCCTAACATAAAACCCAAACCTAGCCGATGTTAAAAGTCCGTCGTCTTCCATTACTTTGACTTCGGCCACAACAGGACCCGGACAAGCTATTGTGTTGGTTTTTAGTATGCATTGTATTTTGCCTTGTTTTTCATTAACCACAGCAACGCTTGGGGGGTCAAATGTTGTGCTTTGTTGTACAGTGGTTCCGTCAGATTTTTTAAAAATTATATCCACTGATGTACCTGTTAAATCAAATGGTTCGCATCCGTCAATCAGATTGATATTTAAAACATTTGCGTTGTTATCTCCTTGCACTACTTCTACGCTATGGTCTTTACTTGGTTTTCTTATATCTAGTAAAATATCAAATTCTTTTTGTTTCATTGTTAATACCCTCCTAACAGCCCATACCATCTCAGCGCATTAATAATTTCGTTTACCTTATTCGCCACTGCTTCGGTGGTGGCAGTGGACGTATTTGATATATTGTTTACACTTCTTTTTGTCGATGCGGCTGCTCCAAAAAATCCTAGATTACCGCCGGTGTGCCTGAAGATTCCCTCTGTGCGGAATGTGCTTCGGACAACCGCAGTCCCTAATGTTGCATCGCTTGAATCTATGCTACCGCTTTGCATTTGTCCGGCGATGTGCGCACTTGTCGAAACATCTAGCTGCCCGACAGAAGCTGTTCCTCCTGATAATTGCCCGGAGGCTGATATATTTTGCGCCATTGCTTCGCCGCTTACACTCAAATCACCGTCAACTGCAACATCATTCACCGTCAGACTCTCTAAATCTGTGTTTCCCGTTACGCTTAATCCTTTTAGCATGATGACCTGTTTAAGGTCGAATAGATATCTGTCTATTTCTTCTTCTTTTGACGGCGGTGCGTTATAATTGACTTTGCCTAAAATAATATAAGTGCCACTTAATATTCCAAGTAAAACCCTGTCACCTATCTCTGGTATATACCAATCTAAATAAGCATATTGTTTTTCACTAGGAGTATCTTCTCCATCAAATTGCACCTTTGCTGTTTCGTTATCAAATAGTTCCACTACTGTGCCAAGTCTAAAACAGCTCTCTTCCTCGCCCTTGCCACTATTAAGCTCTACAACTAATTCTTCTGCAGTAATCATAATTGGATCACTCTCCTAGCACTATGCGTCATTGCGCCCCCTGCTTTAAGCTGCATTTCCCAACTTGTTTCAATATATTTATTTGCCACGCCTAAATCTGTATGTTCGCAATAAATACAGTCCATATATGTGTGGTGTGGCATTATAGCTGTTTTAAATATAAACTTTCCGTAAATATTTGTGGCTTCGTATGCTATGCGTCTTACATAGTCGTCCAAAACCTCTTGACTTGCCATGTCGGCAACTTCCCTATAATCCACTATGGTCCTTCGCCTATTTATAGTAGACATAGGGCTAATAGGATTTTCATTTGTGTATTTACCTACAAGTGGCTCTGTTTCAGGATTTGTTGCCACAATTATCCATTTATTCGGCACGGAAAATAGATCCATTTCTTCCACAGATGTATCCGGGAGAATAATGCTCATATCGTCGTTGCGGTAGATGTACTCTATTTCCCTGTCATTCGGCAATACATAAGGGCTTGATGTAAAGTTGCCTAGTTCATCCACCCATATAGATGTATAGTTAATTTCTTGTAATAATGTGTTAACTGCTTCTAATTTACTTGTACCTATTTCAAATTCCTTGTCTGTTTTAATGGTTAAATCTGTATGGGGTATGTTGATTTTCCATATTCCTGCACTGCTAAGTATCTGCGTAATGGCGGCTGTGTAATTTGTGCCTTTTACTACCCTGTATCTAGTGTCGAATTTATCCTCTAGTAAAACTAAAGACGTGTCAAAACATTCAACCTCTCTAAAAACCTGTTTCTTTTTTAAAGACCTTGTAGGGGACGAGATCATAAACACGCCTAGCGGAAATTCATATGTTTTGTTTAAGATAAAGACCGGCCGAACTTTATCATTCAGCCAGTCAATATCTTTTAGTTCGTTTTCTTTAAACTGAAAACTTCCCTTTCTTTTGATTTGCGCCAAAGAGCTTAAGCCTAAGCTGCCCCCTAAAGATGTTAACTCTCCGATTTTTACTTCTTCATAATTTAACAGGTCGTATCTAAATGAGACCTCCCTGTTATTATGTAGCATGTCTTTTATGTGGTTGTCTAATTTAATCATGCCTTACACCGTCCTTGTTATCGTAAAATCTACGCTGTAACCTAGGATTGTTTTATGGAAATCTGCCGATAACACACTTCCGATAATTACATCACCGTCAACATCTCTATATATAATGTATTTTCTTTGGCTTATAAGTGATTTTAGCCTATCTCTTTCTGTTTTTGTCTCAAAATAAAACGCCATGCTTTTTGCTTCGGTTGTAAACTCTGCATATTCTGTAACAGGATATCTTCTGCCATCGTAATGCCTTGTAGTTGCGTCAACACTGATTGAATCGCTTTTCTCCGGAATACCGTCTAGGCCATATTCTAACTTAATAAAATCAGCAGGATTGTCTGTTGTGGCTATGGTGTTTGACATCAATCTGCATTTGCCTAGTTTAATTTCACTGTCGGCAAAATTATCGTTTATATCTATCGCTCTGATGAAATATTGATATTCCGTGTTGTTGGCTCCGGTGTAATCTTCAAATACCCCGTCTATCATCTCGCCAATTAGTTCACCATCTCGATATGCTAAGGCTTTTAGATCGCTATCTGTTTTAATTGTCACCTTATAGCCGCCATTGTAAACAGATATGCTGGGTTTTGTTGGTTTTTCAACGGATATTGTGAATCTTTTTTCTGCCCATGCAGAGTATAAACTATATTCATTCACTACTCTTACTCGTGCTATATATTCTCCGTTGTCTAAATATATCGGGATGTTATATTCTCTCGCCGCACCGTCTGGCCGTGATCCGCTATGATAAACAACAGTATCGCCTTTTAGTATTTCTATTTCATAAATTTGCTGCTCTTGTGTCTGCCATTTTATTACCGGCCTTGCCTTATTACTTACACCGGTAATTAACGGTACTGCTGGCACTCCGATTATAGTAAATGTCTTGATGTCGCTATATGGAGATACATCATCCCACTGATTGTATGTTCTAATCCGCCACGAGACATTACCTTTTGCAAATGTGCCGGCTGGTACGGTATGATAACTATTTCCGCCAATCCCTGATATTGTAGTCCAATTTACTCCGCCATCTATCGAATATTGCAAGTCATACTTTGCTTGATATTCTCTTTCACTCCCGCCGGCGAATACCCACTCAAATCTTACCGGGTTACCCTCCATTACATATTGACTAATAGGACTAACAGGAGTCGGTGGCTTTTGAGGCAGCACTCCAAGTGTGAAGGTGGCTTCTACAAATTCTGATTCTACGTCATTCTCATCTATTGTTTTTACTCTCCATGTTACAGTGCCGGTCAAAGGCAGTACATTTGCCTCCAGCTCATAAAACTGGTCTGATGTAGTCTGTTCAACCGTAGTCCATGTATTCCCTCTGTCTAAAGAATATTGTAATACAAAGCCTTTTTGAGCTAAGCCTTCTGCCGAATTATGAGACCATGCAAATCTTATTCCATCTCTCGTGCTTATAGTACCGCCACTTGGGTAAAGCCCTGTCGGTGGATCCGGTGGAACATCTTCATATGTGATAATGACATATGGTTGATTAGTGGAGTTTCTTTGGGAGTAAAACTCCCACGATTCCGCCGCTGGATAAGTTCCGGCATACTGTCCATCCGGCGTATATACAGATACATTGTATGTCTCAAGCTCTGCATACAAAATTACAGAATTACCTTTTGGTTCTCCTAAATCTATACTTCTCCACCCTGTCCCAGTGGCATTTGTAACACTGCCATCTGCGGGCTCATGCGAGGGAATCGTCGAGCCTTCTGCAAAATCCCCATACTTGTAAAATACTGTGTTCCCGTGACCTCTTGTTCCGTAATAATGCAATTCGACACTTACGATACGCTTATTTTCCGGTATGGCGCTATCGTCCCATGCTATTCCTATTCTTGTCTTGGGGCTACCTTCTCCCCTATATGCTACAGCTAAGTAATTACTTGTTGCGGATGGGCTAAGCCTTACCGTGCCTCCGAAATAATGATCCACTACTACGCTATACCCAGAGTCATTACTGCTTTTAATTATTGGACATGTAATTTGGTAACTAGCCATAATTAATCACACCCGCTCTCATTGTTTGCTTAAATTGATTAAACACTCTGGTCAACTTGTAAACTTCGTCTACCTCGTCCATATTGACTTGGAGTACAAATGTATTGCCGCCACTTCTACTTAGCATTTTTCTTGTTTCTGCGGCTGTATATACTTTTGAACCGGTAGGCAAATCTACTAATTCAGGCCCTTCTTCACCTACTATAGCTGTTCCACCGGAATGATATTTGGTTCCAACTGCATATCCTCGTCTTGCTGTACCTGCCATAGCACTGCTTACAGAATTGGTCATGGCCTGTACATCAGCGGCCATGGACATTTGAGCTTCTCTACCTTTACCGATTAATACATTGATCTGTTTAATTAAAAATCCAATAGCTGCAGCCACAACCGCAATAATAATTGCCCATTTAGCGAAACCAAAAAAGGCTGTGTTGTTCATTGCGCCACTAAGGCCAGTTCCCGCTTCACCTACACCTTTTAGCACGGTAGATACTGTGCTAATGCTTTGTGTGATGTTACCTATAGCTTTAAACACACTCCCCAGCACAATTAACACCGGACCAACTGCAGCCACAATTCCCAGTGCTGTTACGATGAATTTCTTCGTTCCGTCACTTAAATTTGAGAAACCCTGTATCATGTCGTTTAATTTTTCGATAAACGGTGTTACTACCGGTAGTATCTGCTCTGCAAAATTTACTCCTAATTCGGTTAGACTTTCTTTTAATCTGTTTAATTGACCTGTTGCAGAGTCTGACTCTCTTGCTGTGGTTCCTACGGCAATATTGGTCTTTTCAATTACATAACTATATCTTAGCTGAACTTTTTCAGCTTCCGACATGTCAGCTATTTTCTTTCTTATTCCTTTGGCATAGGCATATTCCTGTAAAGTGGCCTGTGTCATATTGATACCAAATCTTCTTAATGGTTCTGTTTGTCCTGTTACGATGGCGTTTAAAGCATTTATAGTCTCATCCACTGTAGTATCATAAAAGTTGGATAAGTCCATCGTTCTTTCCACTAGGGTTCTTGACCACTCTTCTGTTTGTTTCATGCTTAAGCCCATGCCTTTAAATAATGCCCCAAAGTCACCAACCATTGTTATGGCTGTGCTTCTTGCAAGCCCAAAATCTCTAAGGGAGTTTTCTGCCCATTTTTCAATTATTTTAGAGTTATCCTCAAACACTACCTCCATCTTACCCATGGCTTGCTCAAAATCAGCGCCTAATTTAAAACTTGCAGCCCCTGCCGCCATTATAGGAGCGGTTAACTTTAAGGACATGCTTTTCCCTAGGTCGGTGGTCTTTTCGCCTAGTTCAGTCCATTCTTCCGATGTTTTTCCTAGTGTGGTTTTTTGTTTTTCTAACTCTTGTGTAACTCTATCTAATTCCGCTCTAGTTTGTCCTAGTTTTGCTTCTGCAATTTCTAGGGAAGTAGTGGCGTTCTGTACTGCTTTAGTATTGTTTCCTTGTGCATTTTGTGCTTTTTCTAACTTTTCTCGATACGCTTCAACTTCCTGCTGTTGTATCTTAAGTTTATTGCTTAAATAGTCATATTTTACACCTAAATTGTCTATGTCTTTTCCGCTTGCCTTGGCTTCTTCGCTGGATTTTTTAAATTCTGCATTTAATATCGCCATTTGCTTTTTTGCGTTAGGTACACCTTCTTTTACTTCGTTGTAGTCAAACGCAAGTTTTATTGATCTTTTATAACCTTTAAATGACACAGTATCACCTGCCTATCTTAGGAAATCCCTCATTGAATTTACATATGTGGTTTGGGGCTTCTTCTTAAATCCTTCAGTATGTATCTCTAATATTCTTATTACTTTGGCTGTGGTGCTTCTAAAAAATTCTTCTTCACTTCTGCCTAATTTAATGCAATAAGCATAATAAAGTACTTCCCAAAACTCATTATCTATTGCGTAATCGAATCGTTGAGCTTCTCCATTTCCTTCATGAATTTTTTTTTAGAGTTTTCATCTGCCGTGGACATAAAATTATCTACCATGAGCTTGCATATCTCTACAGCTAACGGCTCACCGCCGCCAATCACAATAGTTCTTGCTTCATCAAGCGTTACAGTTTTGTCCATAACTTTCATACCGCAATAAAGAATCTTAGCTATTGCGTCATAAGGTTTTTCTTTCATTTCTTGCATAGTTTCGTCATTAAAGCCGCCAAATTCGTTTGTATAAATAATAAAAGCCTCGTTATTAAACAAGGCTTCTTTAACTGTTCCATCTGCAAATTCCATTACTAGCGGTTCTATGGGTTTAATTGACACTCTTGCCATATTGTTTTCCCTCCAATAAAAATAGCACTCTTTCGAGTGCTTAAAACATACTAGATATAAAAGCATATAGTATTATAATTAAAACTATTAGTATCGGCAATAACATCATCAGTGCGCCGACGCCCTGTATTCCCTTACCGATTTTTACTAGGTTTTCTGCTTTTTCTTTTGCTTTAAATTGATTGGTTATTTTTTTCTTTTCGCTATCCGTCATGCTGCAAAATTCTTCTTTGCTTATCCCATGATCTGCTAAAAATTTTCTAAATTTTAAATCCATAAATACCCCTCCTTTTGCCACATTATAACACATGGCAAAAGGAAAGGGTATATATTTTATGCTGATATTGAATCTGTTGTTTGCACTTTCTTAAAGAAGTTTTCAATCATTTCTGTCGTTACGTCTTCGTCTTCGGTATCTATAAAGGTGTAATATCTTCCTAGTCTGTCATCTTCTAGTGCTGTTATAGTTAAGCTATCGTTGGAGTAGTTAATGTTTTCTTCCGACTGCCTTGCTGTCTCTTGTATAGGCTCTGCAATACAGTATAAGAACCATATCATCTCTTTTTGTCCACCGGTTTTTTCAACTTCCCAACCGATAGCAAATGGCTTAGCTTCATCTTTAGATGTACCACTTTCTACTCCTTCTTTAACTGTGACGCCTTCCATGTATCTGCGCCACTTGGTAGGCAGCTTGTTAAGGTTAACAGTAAGTTGATACCTTACTTTTCTTGCTGTCTGTTTTCTGATTTTCCCGTCACCGTAAAGCTGTCCGCTTGCAAGCTGTGGCACTCTGCCAATTTCCATAGCTCCCTCTATGTGCTCCGGTGTTCCGTATGTCAATTCCTCTCCGGGAGATTCGTTTATTTCTGCAAGGTGTACATTTTGGACATTAATTTTAACTTCCATGCCGCACCTTCCTTTCCTCAAAATTAAAAATCAATATTTTTTGGTAATACTGGATGTTATTATTTAAACTATCGTATGAGTCTCTACTGTCGGCTAATCTGAATCCGGCTTCTTCTAGTAGTTTTATAACTTGTCTAACTGTGTCCGTATAATCTGCTGTAGAAAATACATCTACTTGCAGACTACCGCCGAACTCCTTGCCTTTGCCGTCAGCATGTAGTCCATAACCTTCGTTAAAAAAGTGATAGCTTATGCCTATTTTATTGGATTTTATATCCGGTCTAAGTATATACTGTATAGGCACATTTAAAGATTTTAATGCGTTATAAACTGTGTTGATCATGCTATCACCTCTCCGCTTCTCTCCATGCTTCGTCTATACTTTCATCAATTTTTTTCATAGCATTATCTAAAAAATGTGTAGGCCTAGAGTGTAAATTCCCGTCATTGACGATATGCCATAATGTGCCGGTTTGCTTTCCGCCCATTACTTTAGCGTATTTTTCACCAAACTTGTCAGTTCTTATACTTAATTTTACATCATCGGCAAGTGCAGGCTTGTGTCTCACTGCTGATACTCGCCTGTGTTTTTCAAGGTTGGCAATTACTAGTTCCTTGGCCTTATTGCCAACTACTTTGAGCATGCTTTTCCCGAGTTCTTCGCTTTCTATTTCTATTCCACGCAAAAAAACATCAAGAGTGTCGCCGTCTTCACTTATATGTACATCTAATCCCATG